CACTCCTAGAGCAGTCATTAACTTCACATAAGCCTTCGCTACTGGGCTTCCGAGTATAACCACGTCGTCACCTAAGACGGCGTAATCCTCGTACCAAGTCCAATCTCTTCCCACCTCCTTGCACACGCGATACCAAGCCCACTGCACAATACAGTGGTGAGTAAGTGCCAACATAGCCCAGGAGGACAAGGCCCCCATTGGTTGACCCGTGGAATACTTGACAGACCCGCCCGGAAGGTTTAAATCTTCCCGACGAGGTACCAAGTACTCCCGATCCACAAGCAATGAGGACCAAAGTCCAGCAGCTTCCTCGCCCAGAATAGGGCGAAGAAGATGTTCCTGGAAAATGACCGGTAAACGATCCGTTGCGGCGGACAGATCGAAAGAAAACATCCCCCAAGTCCTAACACCTAGTACATCCCTACCTCGTACAGTTCCTCGTTTGAGTATACTGCCTGGAGGCCGGTTCAGAAGGCGAAGGTCCCGTTGACGCTTAATCAAATGATCAAGTGGTTTAGTTTGATCATGAGTACCGTCCTGAGGAATTACCTCAAGTAGACGGAAGATTGCATCATGCAATGGTTCCAATAACCATTGTGTGAAACAATCAACCATGGCAAATACTCGGACTTTCCCTGCCGCTTCCTGTTTCAATCCTAGCTTCGCAAGAAAGAAATTCCACGTTGTATACAACGGTTTGGTGAGTCTCAAATGAGTACCACGATCACGGTCGGCCGACGGAACATCGGCAGCGGCAATGATCGTACCTCGCTTCGAGATCGCCATCCCCTTGTCTATCGGATTCTTAGGCCCTGAGGCCCAAGTCCGAATACAATTAACAACCCATTCTGAATTCGTTAGAGAACACCACTTCTGAAAGACATTCCAGAGAGCCGCATACTCCTCCGACATCCAAACACGAGCTGTCAACAGTATCGACAGTGGAGAGGTCGAGACGAATCTCTTCCCTCCCTTCCCTGTTAAGACAGGTCCAGCCGAAGACGTTACTCGAGGACCCGCAACGAGTCCTTCAAGAAACGTCCACGGCCGGTCTTTAACAAAGGCATCTGTAATAGAGCCCTCTCTGGACCACCGCGAGTTTATATATAAGTAAAACTTAGATACAAACCCGTCAAACTCCGATAACAAACCTAAATCGGCCGTTGACGGTGCTGTGATCGTAGAAAGGTTCACTCGTCCTCGTATATCAATGACTCGATATAACGAGAACAGAGAGAGCCAAAGGCGTATAGCCATCTTGTCCCCTTTACGGATCCTTTGT